CTATCTGAAATCAAAGCGAACGGCCTGCTCAAGCAGGGCAAAGGCTTGATGAAGTGGGGAGTGGCTCTTTATACGCTCACGGTCATAGGTTGGCAGTTTGCCGCGCATAGCTGGGGCTACAGCCACACCCTTTTGGTAGGGATGATCTCCTGCTCGCTTATGTTTGTGGTGGTGGAATTTATGGCTGCCTGGCTGTTGAAGCAGTATAGGAGTTATGTAGATTCTTCGATGGCTTATTTGCAGGTCCGATCTGTCTATAGTAACTACTTGTTGGCGTACTATACGGTCAATCAAATGAGTAGCATCCCCGAAGGTCGAGATATTATAGTGAAAATGCTATGCGAAGAAATTAAGTGGCCTGCACTCAACGATTTGCACAAAAATGACTTCAATTATATGGTCGAAGCTATTTCGGGGTTTACGGTGGTCGTGGATAAGTTGAAAGCCACTTTTGCTTCAGGGAGCCAGAAGCCTGCGGACACCGTTAAGCCCAAGCCAGAGGGTTGACATCAGTGAGCGAATGAGCGAAATTATTCCCATCCTGTCGTTCCTGCGTGTGTTGAGGACTGACCCCATAAGCCCGGCCATAGAGTCGGGCTTCGTCGTTTCTGGGCCTCGGCAAATTCCGGGGCTTTTTCGTTTGTGATGCGCCCATGATGGACGTCATTCGAGAGTACTACCGGCGCGTTGTGTGTCCCTCGAACTTGATCGACAAGACGCATTCCCTGCTTGCCCGCATGGAGCCCCAAGAGGATTCAAAAGTCCGCCCCTCGCGAGTCGCCCTTCTTCGCAAGCTGCTGCTGTACAAGCGTCGTGCCAAGGGCTGCACCAAACAACCCAAATGGAGCAACTGATGGACCCGACAGACCTCGGCCCAGGCACAGCCACCTGGCTGGGCGGAACGGGCACTGTATTGCTGGGCGGCTTCCTGTGGCTGCGTAAGTGGCTATCCAGGGATGCCACTGACAGGGCGATGGATACCGCCGACATCGGCGTCGTACGTCGCCTGAATGAGTTGCTCGACATCGAGCGTGACGCCCGTAAAGAAGCAGAGGCCCGCGCTGATCAATTTGCCAAGGAGCGAAACGACCTCGCGGCTACTGTTGGCCGAATGGAGGGAAAGATCGAGGCTTTGACCAGCCAGGTCGCAAGCCTGACAGAGCGGGTGACATTGCAGAGCGATGAGATCGCCCGCCTGCGCCTCAAGCTTGGAGGTACATCGTGATGGACAGATGCGCACTTGAATTCATTGCCCGCCGCTGGTGGCGTCGCATCGAGGTTTGGGTAATCGCCCTGTTGCTCGTGATGGGTGGCGGGTTCGGCGGCTATCAGCTCGCTCAATGGGCCCTTGCCCGCAGCTACCTGGAGCAGGTCGCCGAGATCCGCGCCGCTTACGACGAAGCCAGTCTGCAGCGCGACCAGCGCCTGGATGAGCTGGCCAGGCAAACCGGTAACGCAGCCGCCAAAGCATCGAAGGCGGCAACCACCGCCACACAGGCTGCCGACAAAGCGGACGAAGCGCTCAATCGAGTGGTGCCATAACTAGCGATGCAGGCACAGCCATTTATCTGCGACATCCCCCATGGTGGAAGGGGCGCCACTCTTGATCCAAGCCATGAAAGATCTGTCGAACTTGAAGTCCTCACCGCATTCCGCGACCAGGAACTGCCGTACGGACTGAGTGTTGCGATAGTTCTTATCAAGAGGTGTGTCGCGTTTTATCGGGCCAGCGTGCCAGTCGAAGCTCATTTCCGGTTCCTTGGATAGCAAGATCCCCGGAGCGTAGCACCCCTCGCGCCACGTAATCGAGATGCGCCGTTTCGTGGCGCGGAGACACAGATGAACCGACAGCAGATCGCGACCGCGTACAGCCTTTTCCATGAGCGCGACCGAGTGCAGCGCCGACTTGACACCGTGCTGAGCGGCAAGGGTGTGTCACTGGCCATCACAGGCGACTACCAGGGCGAGGGTGTCCTGCAGTCGGTAACACAGCCGCTGGCGGATCACTTCAGGGCTGAGCTCGCTGCGATCGATGACCAACTCAAGCTGCTGGGCTGGAACGGCGAGTAATGCAGGGAGCAGACGATGGCCAGAACGCGAGCGCCTTACACACCCTGCAAGCTCTATTTAGATGGTGCCGACGGCATCGAGGTTGGTGACTACATCACCACTGCTGCCGGTTCTGCTTACCTGGTGCAGACGCTGAGGGTGGGCCGCAACAGACCGGAGCGCAAGCATATGGACTGCCTACGTTGGCCCATTGCTGAGGTACCGGCTGATGCACGGTGCTACCAACTTACCTGGTACAAGAGATGAGGGGTGCCGGCCATGGCCAAGGTTTACGCAACAATCCTCTGCCGCCACCGCTGGTGGTTGAAGTACTACTTGGCTGGCGTGATGCTCGCATGTCACATCACCGGGCGTGATCCTCACATTGGTCGCGTCACGCGCTGGATAGAGCGCGGCATCGTGGTCGAGGTGTGTTGATGGCCAGGCTCAAGACGATCAGCCCTCGCCTCCGGGAAGCCGCCAACGCCAGGGTCAAGCTGATAGACACCAGCAGTTGGCGTAGTGGAATGACCAGCTCGCAGCGCGGATACAACTACAAGTGGCAGAAGGCGAGAGAGCGATTCCTCGGAGAAAACCCGCTCTGCGCCTACTGCGCTAAGATCGGACGAACGACCGCCGCCAGCGTTGTTGACCATGTCGTGCCGCACCGCGGTGATCGCGATCTGTTCTGGAGCCAGGACAACTGGCAGCCGCTCTGCAAGCCCTGCCACGACTCGGTCAAGCAGGCCGAGGAGGCCGCAGGCCTGGGCAGGTGACCGCGCGGCGCCCTGAAACGGTGCGGTCGTCTTAGTGGCACGCCATTGACGTGCCGCATATTGGGTGGGGGGGTCAAAAGCTAGGGATTCTCATCTAGCTAGACCGCTCCCGACCCCACGTACAGATTTTTTTCCCCCACAGGATTTTTGTTAAATGGCTTTAACATCCCGCAAGCGCGCTTTCATCGCCGCGCTAAGGGAAGGTGCGTCCAATCGGGACGCTGCTGTGGCCGCTGGCTACTCCGAGCGCACAGCGTCTGCGGCGGGCTCTCGGCTGGTCAAGGACAAGGACGTGGCGGCCGAACTGATGAAGCTGCGCGCCCTGGGGCTGATGCCTCCAGATGTTAAAGGCGATGTTAAACCGGATGTTAAAGCCAGGCCCGCCGCCAACGCTGCCAAAGAGCCAGAACCGGGTCATGAATCGCCATCGATACCGGAGGATAACTCCGAGCCAGAACCCGCCGGCTTCGACCTGGCCCAGGCACTCCTGCACCGCGATCCAAAGGACTTTCTCCTGTCGGTGATGAACGACATGGCAAGCGAGCCGAAACTGCGCGTTGACGCGGCAAAGGCGCTGATGCCATTCGTCCATCCACGAAAAGGCGAGAGCGGTAAGAAGGACCAGGCCCAGGCTAATGCAGAGAAAGCGGCCACCGGCAAGTTCGGTACCCGCCGCGGTCCGCTGCAGTCGGTGAAATAATGGAATGGTCAACCGCCTGCCCAGATTGGGAACAGCGCATCGTTGCGCGCCAGAGCTTGATTCCGTTCGAGCCGCTGTTCCCGACAGAGGCTGAGGAAGCCTTGGAAGTTTTCGGGGCGTTGCGCATGGTGGACGCCACTGGCAGTCCATTGATGTGCGAGACCGTGCGTGACTGGGTCAACCAGTTCGTGGCCGCGATCTTCGGGGCCTACGACCCAGATTCAGGTCGGCGCCTTGTCAGCGAGTTCATGCTGCTGATCAGTAAAAAGAACGGCAAGTCGACCATCGCCGCCGGCATCATGCTAACAGCGCTGATCATCAACTGGCGGGCTTCAGGTGAGTTCATCATCCTCGCACCGACCAAGGAGATCGCGGACAACTCCTACCTGCCGATCAGGGACATGGTGGCGGCCGACGACGAGCTCAAAGCCTTGCTCAAGGTGCAGGATCACCTGCGCACGGTGACGCACCGGCAGACAAATGCCACGCTCAAGGTAGTAGCAGCAGACAGCGAGACAGTGTCGGGCAAAAAGGCCATCGGCGTGTTCATCGACGAGCTGTGGGTGTTCGGCAAGCGCGCCAATGCCGAGGCGATGCTGAGAGAGGCCACCGGTGGCCTGGCATCCCGACCGGAGGGGTTCATCATCTGGGCCACCACCCAGTCCGACGCCCCGCCTGCTGGCGTGTTCCGCCAGAAGCTGATGTACGCCCGCAAAGTGCGCGACGGCGAGATCGTCGATAAATCGTTCCTGCCGGTGCTGTACGAGTTCCCCAAGGCAATGCTTGACGCCGGCGAACACCGGGACTTCTCCAACGCGTACATCACCAACCCTAACCTTGGGCTGTCGGTCGACGAACCTTTCATCGAGCGTGGTTACGCACAGGCCCAGCTGGACGGCGAGGAGTCGTTTCGTGGCTTCCTTGCCAAGCACCTAAACGTTGAGATCGGCTTGGCGCTGCTTTCGGATCGCTGGGCGGGTGCTGATTTTTGGGAGACACAGACCTCCGAGCTATGCCGCACGCTGGAAGACCTGATCGACCGCTGCGAAATTATCGACATCGGTGTCGATGGCGGGGGGCTGGATGACCTGCTTGGCTTTGCAGCACTCGGCCGAGAGCAGGGAACACGGCGCTGGCTGACCTGGACCCACGCTTGGGCCCATCCATCGGTGCTGGAGCGGCGTAAAGCCGAAGCGCCGCGCATCCGCGACTTCGCGAAGGATGGGCACCTGACCTTGGTTGAACGCATCGGCGACGACATTGAGGCGGTGGCACAACTGGTGGCGCAGGTCGAGCAGGCCGGCCTGCTAGATAAGGTCGGGCTGGACCCGGCCGGCGTCGGCGCGATCCTCGATGCGCTGGAGGCTGTTGGAATTCCGCGCGAAAAGATTGATGGTATTTCCCAAGGCTGGCGCCTGGGCGGAGCCATCAAGACTGCCGAGCGCAAGCTGGCCGAGGGCACGCTGCTGCACGGGGGGCAGCCGATGATGGCCTGGTGCTGCGGTAACGCCAAGGTCGAGCCGCGCGGCAACTCGATCCTTATCACCAAGCAAGCCAGCGGCTCGGCCAAGATTGACCCGCTGATGGCGCTGTTCAACGCCGTGACGCTGATGGCCCTCAATCCAGAGGGGCAGGGCGGCATGGAAAACTTCATGGCCGGCATTCGGGATCCACTGATCGCATGAACGCATTTCACTACTTCATCATCTGCGCGGTGTGCGGATTCGGCCTAGCCTGCGCGGGCGTCTGGATGCTGGCGGGTACGGGCTGGTCTCTGCTCGCGGGCTCGGTCAGTCTGTTCAGCATTGCAGCGTTCATTCGCCGAGGGCTGAGCAGTGATTAAAACCCTCTCTCAAGCGCTCGGGACTGCAGCCGCCAAGCCCTCGGCAAGCATGAGCAGTTGGCTGGGCAAAAGCATTCGATTGTCGGACGGCGGGTTCTGGAGCGCCTTTTTGGGCGCCCAGTCCAGTAGCGGCAAGTCAGTCACGGTCGACAAGGCCATGCGCCTGTCGGCGGTCTGGGCCTGCGTTCGCATCATCTCCACCTCGGTCGCAGGCTTGCCTCTCAGCATCTACCGGCGCCTCCCGGACGGCGGGCGCGAGACGGCGCGAGACTTCCCGCTCTACGACGTGGTGCACAACAGCCCGAATGAGGACATGGCAGCCTTCCACTTCTGGCAGGCGGTCGTCGCTTCGATGCTGCTGTGGGGCAATGCTTACTGTGAGATTCACCGGTCCGGCGGGCGGGTCATCGCACTAGACTTCCTGATGCCGTCGCGGGTAACTCCGGAGGCGGACGATGATGGTCGGCTGCGCTACTTTTTCCAGCCGCGCAAGGGCGCTCGCCGAGAGATTGCCCAGGGCGACATGTTGCACATCCCGGCCTTCACCCTGGATGGCCGGATGGGCCTCTCGGCAATTCGTTACGGCGCCGATGTATTCGGCTCGGCCATATCGGCCGACGATGCTGCCAATACCACCTTCAAGAACGGGATGATGCCCACCGTAGCCTTCTCGGTGGATAAGACGCTCAACCCCACGCAGCGTGCCGAATTTCGAGACTACGTTAAGACGATTTCTGGCGCGCTCAATGCGGGTAAGAGCCCGGTGCTCGAGCAAGGCGTGAAGCCCGAGATGATCGGCATTAACCCGGCTGACGCCCAGCTGCTCGAGTCACGTGGGCACAGCATCGAGGAGATCTGCCGTTGGTTCGGCGTGCCGCCCTGGATGGTGATGAAAACTGACAAAGGCAGTAACTGGGGCACAGGCCTTGAGCAACAGCAAATCGCGTTCCTGACCTATTGCATCATGACCTACACGGCGCCAATCGAGCAGTGCGTGAACAAGCGATGCCTAACAGCGGTGGACCGGATCAAGCACTACGCGGAGTTTTCGCTGGAAGCCTTCCTGCGCGCTGACAGTGCCGGCCGTGCCGCCTACCTCAGCACCATGGGCCAAAACGGCTACATGACCCGAAACGAGGGTCGGCACAAAGAGAACCTGCCCAGCATGCCTGGCGGCGACATCCTCACCGTGCAATCGAACCTGGTACCGCTTGACCAGCTGGGCAAACAAAACGACAGCCAAGCCGCGCGCGCGGCGCTGATGAACTGGCTTCAAAGCAACTCCGGGGAGTAACCATGAAACACAAGATCCAGTCTCGCGGCCTGCGCAGCGAGATGAGCCCGCGTGCGCTCGATAAATGGAACCCTGCCATTCAGGCGGCCGTGGAAAATACCTCGGAAACCATCACCATCTACGGCGTGATCGGTGAGGACTGGTACGGGGAGGGCGTGACCGTCAAGCGCATCGACGCAGCGCTGCGTGCCATCGGCGACCGTGAGGTGACGGTGTACATCAACTCACCAGGTGGCGACATGTTCGAAGGCATCGCTATTTACAACCGCCTGCGCGAGCACAAGCAGAAGGTCACCACCAAGGTGCTCGGCATGGCTGCCAGCGCAGCGTCCGTCATCTACTTGGCCGGCTCCGAGCGCCAGGTGGCCAGCAGCGCTTTCCTGATGATCCACAACTGCTGGACTCTCCTCTCCGGCAACCGCCACTACCTGCGAGACGTATCGGACGACATGGAGGAGTTCGATGCCGCCATGGCCGACCTCTACGCCGAGACCAGCGGCCAGCCCGTCGAGGACATGGCCGAGCTGATGGATGACGAGACGTTCATCAGGGGCAAGCGAGCGGTGGAGTTGGGTCTGGCCACTGGCCTGCTGGCAGCGACCGAAGTCACCGAGCGCGAGACTGAGGAAACTGGCCAGGCAAATGCTCTGAAGGCCATGGACGCCGCCCTAGCTAAGGCCGGCATGCCGCGCTCCGAGCGCCGCGAACTCTTCGCCACTTTCAAGTCTGGCATGCCACGCGCTGCCAGCGGGAACACGCCGCGCGCTGTTCCGACCGGCATGCCAAGCGCTGCCGCGCCAGACCTCTCCGCCTCACTGAGCGCGGCAACCAATCTTCTCAATTCTCTGAAAGGAAAGTGACCATGGACTACGAAGCCCAAGTCAAGGAATTCAATGCCACCCTCAAGGGCATTGGCGATCAGATCAAGGCTCAAGCCGAAGCCACCGAAAAGCAGATCAAGGCCTCCGGCGAAATGAACGCCGAAACCCGCACCAAGGTTGACGAGTTGCTGACCAAGCAAGGCGAAGTATCGGCACGCTTGCAGGAAGCCGAGCAGAAGCTGGTCAACGCCAGCCGCGCGCCGGCTGACCGCCAGGAGCAGCAACTCTCGGTTGGCGCTCTGGTCGTAGGCAGCGAAGAAATGAAGGGCCTGAGCTCGTCCTTCCGTGGTTCTCGTCGCGTGTCGGTACCGCGTGCCGCCATCACTACGGCCACAGGTGGGGCTCTGACCACCGCGGATCGCCAGCCTGGCATCATCGCACCGCCTCAGCGGCGTCTGACCATTCGCGACCTGGTGGCCCCCGGTACCACAGAGGCCAACTCCATCGAGTACGTGCGTGAAAGCGGCTTCACGAACAATGCAAAGCCTGTCGCTGAGACCCTGGCCAAGCCCTATTCGGACATCAAGTTCGAACTGGCCACGGCCAACGTGCGCACCATCGCGCACCTGTTCAAGGCTAGTCGCCAGATGCTCGACGATGCCCAGGCGCTGCAGAGCTACATCGACGCGCGCGCACGTTACGGCCTGCTGATGGCCGAGGAGGCCCAACTGCTGTACGGCAACGGTACTGGTGCCAACCTGCAAGGCCTCATGACGGTTGCCCAGCTTTACGCGGCTCCCACCGGCGTGACTGTAACGGGCGAGCAGCGTATCGATCGCCTGCGCCTGGCACTGCTGCAGGCCGAACTGGCCGAGTTCCCCTCGGATGGCATCGTGCTCAACCCCATCGACTGGGCTGCGATCGAGCTCACTAAAGATGGCGAAGGCCGCTACATCATCGGTGAGCCCCAAGATGGCACCACTCCGCGCCTGTGGAATCGCCCGGTCGTCTCGACTCAGGCCATGACGCAGGATGACTTCCTCGTCGGCGCTTTCAAGCTGGGCGCACAAATCTTCGACCGTATGGAAATCGAAGTGCTGATCTCGACCGAGAACGCCGACGACTTCGAGAAGAACATGGCGACCATCCGCGCCGAGGAGCGCCTGGCCTTCGCTATCTACCGTGGCGAAGCGTTCGTTACCGGTCCGCTGACTGGCAGTGGTTCGTAAGCCTTCCACATCAAAGGCGCCAGCAATGGCGCCATACAGGAGCGATCCTATGGCTAGCACCAAGAAACAGGACAAACCCAGCGCTGTCCCTGAGCAGGCGGTACCAGAACATGCTGATCCGGCATCGAACCCACCGCCCGGCGGCAGCGACATCAACGTTGCAGATGCGGCCAAAGGCGGCTTGATAACCGATGTACCCGGCGCTGCCTTGGGCGCCGACGCCGCGCAGGAACCGGGCAGCTCGACAGCCGAGCTGCCGGTAGTGCCGGTGCCGGTTGTCACCTCGGCCGAGGATGCTGCAGGTGTTGGCGCCTTGCTGAGCCAGCCGGGCCGGGCTGACGACGCGCTGCATGACGCTGCCGATGCGGCAGGGCTGGACAATTCCACCTCGAGCGCCTCGGTCGAGTTGAACCCGGCCCGGGTCAAGGTTTACCCGCTGCGCTCGTTCATGGATGAGGACGAGCTGCGCCGGCGCGGCGGTCCAAGCTACTTGGTACCTCGGCTTCACGCTGAGGACCTCGAGCAGCGCAACCTGGTATCGCGCACTCCACTGGAGGAGTGATCCATGTCGCTGATCAGCATGGTTCAGGCACGCGCCCACCTGCGTGATCCGGACGATGACGACGAATACCTGCAACTGCTGATCGACTCGGCCGAGCTCTCGGCAATGAACTACCTCAACCGCCAGGTTTACGTCGATGCGCAATCAATGGCAGAGGCGATACTGGCAGGCCTGGCCGGGGATAAGCCTATGCTCAGCAACGCGCCGGTCAAGGCGGCGTGCCTTCTAATCCTGGGGCACCTCTACGCCAACCGAGAAGACGTAGTGACGGGGACCATCGCCACTGAACTGCCTCGAGGCTCGCAGGCCTTGCTGACCCCGTACCGGGTGGGGTGGGGCATATGAGGGCCGGCCCGCTTCGCCATTTATTCGAAGTCACTTTCCGTTACGAGGAGCGCACCAAGTCCGGTGGGGCTGTCGTCACCTGGCTCCCTGCAGCTCGTCCAAAGATGTGGGGTGAAGTGCGCACACCCTCTGGCCGGATCATCGCTGTAGCTGAAAAGCTCAAAGCGATAGTTACAGCCGAGATTATCAGCAGGCCTCGAGCTGACATGGTGGCAGGCGTAAGGCTCACCCGCCGCGGCGTCACCTATCAGGTCGAGGCTGTATTGCCAGACAACGAAAACACGCTGATGAGACTTCTTTGCTCATCGGTACCAAACCCATGAGGTGAACCATGAAAATTCAAGCATTGGGCCCGCTGACCGGTGCATCCGGCGAGCGCGAAAAGGGCGATATCTTCGAAGTGAAGAAGGAATACGGCGAAGGCCTGATCGCCCGCGGCTACGCGATCGAGGTCAAGGAAGACGCGGCCCAGGAAAAAACAGCCAAGGCCCAGGCCAAGGAGTAGGCCATGGCCCGCCGCTCGAAGATGCGCGGCGATATCCGCCTCCGGCGAACGTTGCGCAACATCCACAAGACGATGGACAACGAACTGGCCCCGGCCATGCGCCAAGCTGCAGAGCGCATCTTGGCCACTCAGCAGCAGCTGATGCCGAGGGACACCGGCGCTGCCGCAGCCGCGCTGAGAATCTACGTCGCACCCAGCGGCCTTGATGCGCAGATCGGGATCAGGGGCAAGCACGACAACCGCAAGTTCTTCTACCTGCGCTTCATCGAGTACGGCACCAAGGGCTATATCGGGGGCAGACGTTCAGCCGGCCGCAAGCAGCGCGAAACGAACAAGAGCGATGGTGAGCACTTCTTCGGCAAGCACCCAGACATTCCGGCCCGGCCGGCGCACCCATGGCTTCGGCCCTCGATGGACGTCAACCGCGAGTATGTGATGGCCGATATCGAGGCAGCAGTACGCCGCACGCTGCGCAAGGCAAGCCAGGGGGTGGGCAATGGCTGATCCCTCGGTATCGCTGCAAGAGGCCATTTTTGCCAGGCTGCAGGCCGAGGTGAGCTGCCCGGTCTATGACGGTGCACCCATGGACGCTGACATGCCCTATGTGTCGATCGACCGCGAGGTCTCAGCCAACGTCAGCCCGATATCGGGCCGTAAGCGCGAACAGCGCCTGCTGTACCTGTCGGTCTGGTCTGACACGGTTGGCCAGGCAGAGGTGAAGCGCATCAACGGGGAGGTCATTTCCGCGCTGGACGAGCGCCCGCTGCCGCTGAGCGTCGGCAGGGCTGTCTCTGTGCGCGTTATCCAGTCGGACGCCCAGCGTGACGCTGATGGGGTTACCTACCAGGGATCGATCACCGTTCGCGTCATTACCACCCACTGATCCACCTACCGGCCGCACCGCGGCTTTATCCAATGTGCCTTTGGAGGAACCCCCATGGCCGATGACAACCTGAACACCGCTGCCGGCTGCCGTTTCTGGCTTGGTGGCAAAACCGGCGCTGACACCCAGACCCAATACGAAGCCGACACCTATGTCGAGGTTGGGGAAATCGAGGACTTGGGCGAGTTCGGCGACACATTCAGCAGCGTGACCTTCACGTCGCTGAGGAACGGCCGCGTGCGTAAGTACAAGGGCACCGCTGATGCAGGTGACCTGACGCTGACCGTTGGGCTGGACAACGGCGATGCCGGCCAGAAGGCGGTGAAGGTCGCTCACAAGGACCGTAGCAAGGGCGACTACAACATCAAGATCACCCTCAACGATGGTGATCCTACCGCGACCCCAGTGGTCAGGCCGACCACCTTCTACATGCGCGGCAAGGTGATGAACAACACCGTTGCACCAGGTGCCGCCGACAACGTCGTGCGCCGCAACATCACCATTGGCATCAACTCCGATATCTTGGAGCTGCTACCTGCAGCCGCCTGAATAACCGGGGCCCAGCCCCGGCAACCAAGGACAGTGCTTTATGAACAAGACCCTCCACGGGACTTTGACCGTGAAACTGGGTGATGAGGAGTTCGTCCTCCAGCCAACGTTGAAAGCGGTGCGGGCTATTGAAAGCCGTTTTGGTGGCCTCCGCGGCGCCTCCCAAACCATCTCAGCCTTGAGCATTGATGGCTGCGCGATAATCCTGGCTGCTGGAGCCGGCCTGGAAGGCAAGGCTGCAGACGCTATGCCAGAGAAAGTGTGGCAAGCCGGCGTGCTGGGCGTTGCCAGCCAGCTCAATGCTTACCTAGTCGCGCTTTACAATCCACGCGGTGGTGATGAGGGAAAGGAGACAGCCGGGGAGGCGTGAGCGTTGTCGAGGATGGCAGCTACGTAGACCGGCTTTATGCAATCGCTACAGGGTGGCTAGGCTGGTCACCAGATGCAGCATGGCGCACGCCTCTTCCGGAGTTGTTCCTGGCCATGGATGCGCGCATCGAGTGGTCACAGATGACGAACCCATTCGGCAAGGGCAAGGCTCAGCCAGGGAAGGGAAAGCCGAGTGCATCAAATGTAGCGGACAGGCTCAGAACCGCATTGACTGGGAGAAAGAGCTGAGCAGGATGTAGAATCTCCTGCCCTTTAAATATGGATGTTGAGCATGACTTTCCTGATGATTTTGTTCACGGTGGCCGTGGGTGTAGCGGTTTACATAATATGCTCTGTGATGGCAGCGAATTCGAGTCCTGCTGAAGGGAAGATCCGATTCACGCTAGCTATCGCAGCGGTAGTGCTTATTGGTGGCTGGTCCTGGTTCTATTCATGGAAGCATAGTCCTCAGCGTGAAATCGAAGCGCAAATGAAGGACTGCGGAAACACGACAATGGCTTTCGTTATGTCGCAGAACTTTGTGAAACAAAGGCTGAAATCTCCCGCGACTGCGCAGTTTCCATATGTAAACGATCAAGGTGTTGACGTCGTTCCTGATGGTAAGTGCGGATTCCAAGTTTCGGCATATGTTGATTCTCAGAACGGATTCGGCGCTTTGATTCGCAGCAGCTACCGTGCATCAATCTCATATGACAGAGCAACGAAGCTTTGGAGGGTTAGTGACCTAAACATCCAGTAGCGTCGATCCACTATCAAACCCGCCTCGGCGGGTTTACTTTTATATGGAGAATAGAATGGCCGATCAGCAAGTCCAGGGAATGCTGGTCCAAATCGAGGCCACTACCGCACAACTTCGCCGGGAGTTGGCTAATGCAGATCAGTTAGTCGCTCGCTCATCACAGAGCATTGATCGCAATCTGGCTCAGGTCGACTCTGCATTTGACCGCGCTGGCAACTCCGCTCAGCAGGCAGGTAACCTGATCCGCGGTGCATTTGCTGCAGTGGCTGGCGCCGGTCTGGTCGGCGGGATAATCAAACAGGTCGATGCCTACGGTCAGATGTCCGACCGTATGAAGGCTGCTGCAGGGAGCGGCGCTGAATATCAGTTGGTGCAGGAGCACCTTTTGCAAACCGCCAATGAAACCTACCGCCCGCTGGCGGAGGCACAGGAACTCTACATTCGTACTGCCGGGGTAATGCGCAACCTGGGCTACGACACCCAGAAAACCCTGGATATCACCGACAGCTTCAGCTTTCTGCTGGTAACCAACGCTGCGTCAGCGGACAAAGCCGGCTCTGCGCTGGATGCCTATTCCAAGGCGCTGCAAACTGGCAAAGTCGAGGCTGATGGCTGGGTGTCGATTCAGACCGCAATGCCGACGATCGTCGATGCGATCGCTGCGGGTACTGGAAAAAGCGCCGAGCAGATACGCAAGCTGGGCGTAGAGGGCAAGCTTGCGCTGGACGACCTCAACAACGGATTGCTGAAGACGGTCGATACGAATCGCCAGGCAGCTGCCGAGATGTCGACCAGTGTGCAGGATGCGTTGACCAATATTGGAAACGCCATCAGCACTTTCCTTGGCAATATGGAAGAGAGCACTGGGGTAGTCGGCGGGCTATCCCAGGTTTTATTGGTGCTGGGCGAAAATGTCGAGTTGGTCGCTTCGACGATGGGTGTTGCCGGCGTGGCCGCGCTTACCAACTATGTGGCCAAGTCGGGCCTGGCGCTCAAGGCGGCGTTGGCCCAGTACCGGGCAGAAGTCCAGAACGCCCAGGCTGCTATGCGGGCGGCTGAGGCTCAACGCATCTACGCCCAAGCCCAGTTGCAGCAGGCCGAGGCCACGGTTGTTGCTACCACCGGCCTGCAGCGCCTTTCGATCGTCCAGAGTGAGCTGATCCCCAAACAGGCTGCGCTGAAGGCTTCGACTGACGCGCTGGCCATCGCCCAGGCAAACCTTACCCGGGCTGCCACCGGTGGCCTGCTGGCGGCGATGGGTGGCCCGATGGGCATTGCCATGCTCGCTGGTACTGCAGCGGCCAGTTTCCTGCTGCTGCGTGACAACTCCGACTCGCTGGAGAAGAAGCTCGGAGACCTAAACGACCCACTCGATAAGCTGGTTGAGCGGTTCGGCAAGCTCAATAAGGCCACACAAGCAGTGGCGTTGCGCGAGCTAAAAGGAACTCTCGAAGACACCGCCAGCGAGCTGAGTCAAGTTGCCGGCTCCATCGCTGACCGGTTTGAAAACAGCCTGCGCGACGTGGGTGCAGCAGGTGTCGACGGCTTTATTGGTGCCTTGGTGCCGCTGCCAGCAGAAGCCCAGAAAGCGCTCGACTTGGTTCGGCAGGCGGCGAATGAAGCGGCTACAGGCGCAGTCGTGGATTGGAAGGCTGTGGCTGACCAGGTGCGCGGCATTCCCGGCGTCACTGAAGCCATGGCCCAGGCCATCGAGACCGGTCAGATTAAGGCCTCCGAGCTCAGCGCGCAGTTGCAGAACCTGCGCGCAAAGCTCGGTGAACTGACCGAGGAAACCGACCGAAACACGACCTCTACCCAGGCAAACACTGCCGCCAAGATCGGTATAAGTAGTGCCGGGCAGACATACCTCGACACCCTGCAGAAACAGCTGGGCGGCCTGCAAGATAACAATGACGCGATCAAGATCGCCAATCGCTATATCGCAGAGCACGCAGATCTCACCGACACTGACCGCAACGCGATCCTCTCAGCAGCGAGTGCTATCGAGTCGCAGAAGAAGGTCAACGACGCGGCCAACAAGGCTAAGCGAAAGGGTGAGTCTGAAAGCGAGAAAGCCGCCAAAAAACAGCTCAAGGACTTTGAGTCGACTGAGGAGGGATTCAAGCGTCAGATCCAGCTGATCAACACCACCGGCGACAGGCAAAAGGACGCCACCGAGGTCGCCAAGCTGTCGTTTGAGCTACAAGAGGGCAAGCTTGGCAACCTGTCGAAGGCTCAGCAAAAGCGGCTCCTGGAACTGGCTGCAGAGCTGGACGGGCTCAACAAGATCAAGAAAGCCAATGAGGATGCGCTGAAGCTAAGCGCTTTCAAAGCTGCGCAGTCCTCTGGCACACAAACAGCCATCAACGGCTATGCGCAGGAGCTGGCGGGAATTGGGATGGGCGACAAAGCCCGTGACCGGATGCGTGCCGATCTGGCCGTACGGCAGAAGTATGTCGAGGATGTGAAGGCCCTCAACGAACAGCGAAATACTGGTCAGATTACCCCTGAGCTCTATGCCAGCCAGACGGAAGTTTTACAGGAAGAGCTGAACAAACAGCTGTTCGCCCAGCAGCTCTACTATGAGCAGGTTGATGAGCTGCAGACAAACTGGGTGCTGGGTGCCCAGGAAGCTTGGCAGAACTATGCCGACGCGGCCACCAACTACTCCGCGATTGCAGCCGATGCTACCGCGTCCACTCTCGGCAGCGCTCGCAGTGAACTAGGGGCGTTCTTCACGGATATGGCCACCGGATCTAAAACCGCGGGCGACGCATTGGCGGATATGGTGACCGGTTTCGGAAAATCTGTGATCTCGACCTTGGCAGATATGGCTGCTCAGTGGCTGGTCTATCAGGCTGTTCAGTTGATGGTTAACAAGTCGACGCAGGCCGGCGCTAGCCTTGCCATGGTAGGCAATGCTCAAGCTACGGCATTCCAAGCCAGCCTGGCGGCATTCGCTTCCACTGCTGCTATCCCGATCGTTGGGCCGGCATTGGCTCCTGGAGCAGCCGCAGCAGCTGCAGCAGCAACAGCGCCGATGGTGGCCGGTGTCGCCGCCACCTCAGCGATGGCAGGAGCAGGCTTCATGGACGGCGGCTATACCGGCCACGGTCGTAGAGATGAAGTCGCCGGCCCAGTTCACCGCGGCGAATACGTTTTCGATGCCGAGGCAACTGCCAGGATTGGCGTTGGCAATCTGGAGGCCCTCAGCGATGGGCGCATTGGGATGATCGGTCAAAGTTCGTCAGCTTCTGCTGGCGCAGAGCGCGCGCAGAACGGTGCGCAGATCATCATCAACTCACCAATCAACGTGCAGGCCCAGCAAGGAGTAAGTGAGGAGCAGGCGAGGCGTCAGGGTGAAGGTCTGCGAGAGGGCTTCGAAGGTGTCGTGCGTGATGTGCTGTATCGGGAAACCCAGCAGGGCGGCCTTCTTTGGAGAAAGTGATGACAGAGATATTCAGCTTTGACGTTGAGGCCGAAGCTGATGGCGAGGTCAAGCAGAACACCTGGGAGAACAACTTCGGTGACGGGTTTGTCCAGGCGGGTGGCGTGGGGATCAACACCAAGACACAGTCGTGGAGCTTGTCCCATACAGGCCTTCTAGTTGAGGGTGAGGAAGCCTTTGAGATTCGCAAATTCCTGGACCGCCATGAGGGCTATCGCACCTGCTACTGGACGCCGCCCGGTGGTGTGCAGGGTCGGTACAGGGCTAAAGGCTACAAAATCAGAGCCCGTGGCGCTCCCAACCTAGTGACCATCAGCTGGACTTTCGATCAGCGATTTACCCCCTATTGACCCCGCGCTTGCGGGGTTTTCTCGTTCAGAGGCCCCATGACTTTCGAATCCGATATCCAAAAGCTTGAGCCTGGCAATCAGATCCGGCTCTACGAGGTGGACGCGACCCGACTGGGCGGGAACATCATGCGCTTTCATGGGCATGCTCAGGAGGCCGATATCATCTGGCAGGGCCAGCTCTATTCGGCCATGCAGATCGAGGCCAAGGGCTTCGACATTCGCGGCGATGGCCGGCCTGCCACCCCGACACTGCAGATGGCCAACGAGATAGCTGGCGTGCGTGGCGCGGTCACAGCGCTGTGCTTGGCGCTCAAAGACCTGGTGGGCTCCAAGGTCAGGGTCATCGAGACCTTCCGGCACTTCCTGGATGCGGCGAACTTCCCTGACGGGAACCCCGATGCGTCCAACCAGGCCCGGGAAAACCTCTGGTACATCGAGCAGAAGACCGACGAGAATCGCCAGCAGGTGACCTTCCAGTTGTCCAGCCCGCTGGACATGGGTGGCGTCATGCTCCCGGCTCAGCAGATCACCAAGCTGTGCCGCTGGGCCTGCCGTGGGCAGTACCGGGGTGAGGCCTGCGCCTATACAGGCGCTGCCATGTACACCAAGCAGGACGAGCCTACCGATAACCCGGCGCTCGACCGCTGCCCGGGGCGCTGGAAGAGCTGCAAGCTTCGCGGCAACACGCGCCGCTTCGGCGGCTCCATGGGCGCAAGCCTGATCGTCAGTTCGAGGTGATCGATGCGTATCAACCAGTCGCTGCAGGCCGCGATCCGCGAGCATGCCGAACGCGCCTACCCGGCCGAGGCGTGCGGGGTGCTGATCAAGACCGACCAGGGCCGGGCCTATGTACCGTGCCGCAACCTGGCGAAGACACCGCGGGAGAACTTCCGCCTGCACCACGAGGACCTGGCGAACGCTGAAGACCAGGGCGAGCTTCTGGCGATCGTGCACAGCCATCCTGATGCTGCGCCTACGCCCAGCATGGCGGACAGGGTGAGCTGTGAGCTGCACGAGGTGCCCTGGGGGATCGTTGGCTGGCCAGATGGTGACATGCAATGGTTCAAGCCATCCGGCTACCAGGCCCCGCTACTGGGTCGCGAGTTCGCCCATGGCCTGCTGGATTGCTGGGCCGCCTGTCGCGACTGGTATGCCCGCGAGGCCGGGCTGATGCTGCCCAACTTCGAGCGCGACGACCTCTGGTGGGAGCAGGAAGACGGGCCAAGCCTGTATGAGGCCAACTTTGCTGAAACCGGCTTCTACCAGGTGGATGAGCCCCTGCGCGGTGACATGCTGGTCTTCATGGTGCCATCGCCAGGCCGGCCCTGCTTTCACCCTAATCATGCGGCCATTTACCTCGGCAGCCAGCCGGAGCTGACCAGCGAGCCGGCCGCGCGCCTGGGCGGCAGTGGGCCCTTCATCTACCACCACATGGCCGGCAGGGCCTCCACGCGGGAAGTCTACGGCTGGTCAATGGCCAACCGCTGCCGGCTGATTCTGCGGCACAAGGACTTTCAGCCATGAAGCGCAAGGTCAAACTGTACGGGGTGCTGCGCAAGCACTTCGGGCGTGAGTATGAATTGGATGTAAACAGCACACGTGACGCCATCCAGGCGTTGTGCAACATGGTGCCCGGCTTCGAAAAGTTTTTGACCACAGGCGAGGAGCGGGGGCTGGTGTTCACCGTATTCTCCGGCACCCGCAACCTGTCAGCCGATGACTTGGACATGATGGGCGACGACGCCGGGGACATCCGAATCGCCCCGATCATTCAGGGCAGCAAGCAGGCCGGGCTGTTCACCACCATCATTGGCGTTGTGCTCATCGTGGCTGGCTACTTCACCTTCGGTACCACCTCCGCCTATGGCGTGGCGATGATCGCTGGCGGTGCCGCGATGGCTGCAACTGGTGTTGTGCAGATGCTTTCGCCCACGCCGACAACTGGCAGCCTCGATCGCAATGAGGACGGCAACAACCCCAGCTACGGGTTCGGCGGTGCGGTCACCACGATCGCCCAAGGCAATCCCTACCCAGTGCTGTACGGCGAGCGCGAGATCGGCGGAGCCGTAGAGTCGGGGGGAATCTACCCGCAAGACCGGCTGTGAATATTGGCAACACACGACCCGCTTCGGCGGGTTTTTTCGTTTGTGGAGACTGGAATGGTCCAAGTATCGAAGCGCGCCCCGCAGCAGTCCCGCGCAGCACGTAAGCGCCAGGTTGTGGGCAGCAAGGGTGGGGAGAAGAAGCAGAAGCAGCCCAGCATCGCTTCCAACAGCGTTCCGTCCATCGCCGTTGCCCGCCTGCTGTACCTGTGGAGCTGGGGCCCCATTGTAGGGCCGGTAAATGGGCTGCGCTCCGTCAAGCTCGATGGCACTCAGGTCATGGCCGACGACGGCACCATGAACTACCCGGGCGTGAAATGGCAGTTTCGCTCCGGTGAGTTGAACCAGGAGCGTATGACTGGCATCACCGAGTCGAGCAACGAGATTGCTGTTGGCCAGTTGCTGCTGACCACCGCGCCCTACGTGCACACCATCAGCAACCCCATGCTGGATGCCGTGCGCCTGCGTTTCTCCTGGTCACAGCTCCAGCGCCAGGACCAGAGCGGCAACATTGATGGCGTGCGCATCGAGTATGCGATAGACGTTTCGACTGACAACGGCCCCTTCCAGCAAGTCCTGGTGTCCGAGGTCAACCGCAAGAACGTCACCAAGTACGAACGCTCGCACCGGATCGAACTCCCCGCCGGTTCTCGCTGGACGGTCCGCGCCCGTCGTATCACCCCCGAGGCCAACAGCTCGCTGACCCAAGATGGGATGTACGTTGAGGCGCTGTCGGAGGTGGTCGACAGCGACCAAGAGTACCCGCTGACCGCTGTCAGCTGCGTGGAGTACGACGCCGAGCAGTTCGGTGGCGATATCGCCAAGATCGCCGTGCTGATGCGCGGGCGAATCGTGCGCGTACCTGCCAACTACAACGCGGAGACTCGTACCTACGCCACCAGCGGTGTAGGCACAACGAACGGGGTCTGGGATGGGACCTTCAAGGAGGCCTATACCAACAACCCGGCCTGGGTCTTTTATGACCTGGTGCTGCATCCTTACTACGGCTTGGGAGATCGCATTGATCCGAGCATGATCAATCGCTGGTCGCTGTATCGCATCGGGCAGTATTGCGACCAATTGGTGCCAGACGGCATGGGCGGCCAAGAACCGCGCTTCACCTGTAACCTGTACCTGCAGAAGCAGGCCGAGGCCTGGGCGGTGATCCAGGACCTGGCAGCCATCTTCCATGGCCTGGCCTTCTGGGACGGTAGCCAGATCACCGTGAACGCAGATCTGCCGCAGGACCCGGTCTACAACTACACCCTGTCACAGATCCTCGACGACGGCGCAGTCAAGTACACCGGCAGCAAGCTGCGCGAGCGGCATAGCCAGGCCATGGTGTCGTTCGATGACCCGGCGCGGGGGTATGACACCGACAAAGAGCCCGTTTTCGACGAGGATGCGATCGCTGAATATGGGGTCCGCGAGATCTCCGTAGAGGCGGTGGGGTGCACCTCGCGTGGCCAGGCCCAGCGCGCTGGCCAGTGGGCTTTGATGACCGAGCAGCTGCAACTCAGGGGGGCAACATTCCGCGTTGGCCTGGATGGCTACATTCCGAAGCCAGGCAAAGTCATCACCTTGTCCGACCCAATGCTCGCTGGGCGGGACAATGGCGGACGTATCGCCGCTGTAACGGGCCGCGTCGTGACGGTAGACCGTGACATCAATGTTCCAAGCGGCGCCCGCCTGCTGGTCAACCTGCCTAGCGGCAGGTCCGAGGTTCGCCAGATCCGTTCTGTGACCGGTCGCCAGATCACCGTGGTAGCTGAATTCAGCGAGGCGCCGCAGCCTGAGTGTGCCTGGGTGCTGGACTTCGACGACCTCAAGGTCATGCAGTTCTACGTCCGCAACATCACCCGGCCGGAGTGGCACCAGTTTCAGCTGGAGTGCATCCAGTATGAGCCGGGGAAATTCGACGCTATCGATTTCGGTACCATCATTGATGACCGGCCCATCAGCGTGCTTCCCCCGGGCGTGCAAGATGCACCCGCGCGCGTGCTGATCGGCAGCCACTCCGCTGTGGACCAGGGCATTGCGGTCACCACCATGTCCATCTCCTGGGATGCGGCGCCTGGTGCTGTGGCCTACGACGTTGAATGGCGGTGGGGCTCCCGTGACTGGGTGAGGATGCCGAGAACTGGCCAGCTCACCGCTGATGTACGTGGGGCCTATGCCGGTCAGTACTTGGCCCGTGTGCGCGCGGTCAGTGCCATGGATGTGGCTTCCATCCCGACCACCTCAGCCCTGACGGAGGTTGCCGGCAAAACGACGCCGCCGCCGGCGGTGACGTTCCTGCGCGCTGAAAGCTTGATTTTCGGGATCAAGGTCACTATCGGTTACCCAGCCGGTGCCAGCGATACTCAGCGTGCAGAACTGTGGTACGGGCCGGGCTCAGACCTGGCAGCAGCCACGAAACTGACAGATCTGGCCTACCCGCAGGCCGACCACACCCTGCAGGGCTTACGCGCTGGCCAGACGTTCTACTTCTGGGCGCGCTTGGTCGATCGCTCTGGCAACATCGGCCCTTGGTTTCCGGTCGATGCACCGGGGATTAAGGGCCAGGCCAGCGCCGACGCCGGTCCTATCCTCGAGCAGATTGCCAAGCAGATCGGCGAAAGCGAGCTCGGCAAGGAACTCACCAGCAAGATCGAAAAGATTGCGCTCATTGACGGCAACGGTCCGGGTTCGGTAAACGAGCGCGTTGGAGCCGCCAAGACCGAGCTGGCCAAGCAGATCAGTGAGGTCAACAACGCCCTTGGCACCGTAAAGGGCAACCTTGAGCAACAAATCACGGCCGTCAGCGCGGACGTTTCCGCTGCCAAGACCGAGCTGCAGCAGCAGATTGCGAACGTCTCGGCCCTGGCCGGCTCGCTGCCGTATCGCAAGGACAAGGCCTATAGCGTCGGCCAAAGCGTCCTGGGTAGCGATGGCAAGTTGTACCAGGCCCTGAAAGCGGTACCCCTGAACACGCCACCGCCGAACGCCACCTACTGGACCGATGTTGGCCAGGCGGTGGTAACTGCCAATGGCATGGCCGCGCGCGTCTCGAAAGTCGAAACCGATGTGTCGACGCTGGATGGCAAGGTCACCGCCCAGGCGTCTCAGATCAGCGGGCTGCAATCGAGCCTGACCACCACCAATGGCAATGTCTCGGCTGCCCAGCAGGCTGCTCAGGATGCGGCCACGCTGGCGGGCGGGAAGGGCAAGGTCATCGTTCAGTCGGCCGCGCCTGCCGTCGCTGATCGCCTGGCGCAGAATCTCTGGATCGACACCACCAGCAATGGCAACACCCCGAAGCGCTGGACCGGCTCGGCTTGGGTTGCGGTGACGGACAAGGTGGCCACCGATGCAGCCGCTGCTGCCGCTGGCGCACTGGCTCTGGCCCAGACCAAAGCCGATGCCTCGGTAGTCAGCAGCCTGACAACCCGCGTCAGCGATGCAGAGGGCAAGCTCACATCGCAAGCCAACAAGCTGGACGGCATGCAGACCAGCATCGACGGCAAGGCCAGCTCGCAGGCGCTGCAGCAGGTCACCAGCCGTGTGACCGCTACCGAGCAGAAGGATGCTGCTCAGGATCAGCAGCTGACCTCGCAGAGCCAGGCCCTGACCTCGCTGACCGACAGCGTGAGCAAGAAGGCCGACGCTTCAACGGTCCAGGCCCTGAGCAACGAGGTGAAGACCCAGGGGCAGATCCAGACCGCCCAGGGCCAGGCGCTGACCCGGATAGACACCAAGCTGCTGGCCAGCCAGGACAACTCGCCGACCAAGGTCTATCAGAGCGTGTTTTCGGACATGGCTCAGGATCAATGGGTGTCAACCAATTCGGGTGCCGGTTCTTCGGCATCGTTCGGTACGCCCACTGGCATCACGCGGGGCGCTGCGCTGATTTTGGACGGCGGCGCCGGCAATAGGACCTGGTGGGGCGCTTCGACTCGCAAGATTCGCTTCGACCCGACGCGCCTGTACAAGCTGACCATTCGAGTGCAACAGGTCGCCATGGGTACCGGCTCGCCCGGCACCTACGCTGGCCTTGATTGCTACGCGGAAGACGGCAAAACCCGCGTCAGCACCATGGGCACGGGCTCGGTCGGGTCCTCTCACTACGTTCTGCTGAGCAACAGGAAGCTCGGCCAAGGTGAATGGGCTACCGCCGAGGTGTATGTGAAGGGCCATACCACTGGCTCGGAGGGCGGGGCAGCCGGTGCAGGGACGCTGGCAGACCCCAAGCGGCTCAAGGAAGGTGCTGCCTGGTTCTCGCCCATGATCATCGCCGGTTACTCGGACGTTGGCGGGCAGGTCGTTGTCGATTATTTCGACATCGAGGACGCCACCGAGCAGGCGCAGATCGACGCTGGTGCTACGGCCACGTCGGCCATTGGTGCGCGGGTTGAGCGAACGGAGCAGGGTCTAAGCTCGCAATCCGGAGCCATCACCGTACTCATCAATACGCTGAATGCAACCAATCAGGACCTGGCCAGGAAAGCAGAATCATCTGCAGTCCAGTCTCTTAATAACGTCGTATCACAGCAGGGCGCTGCGATCACCGCCAACGGTCAGGCCTTGACAGGCATCAATGCAAGCCTGAGCAACTTGGGCGCCAGTGGCGTTAACCTGGTCCCTGCTGAGTACTGTGCGTTCACAAAAGACTTGCCGCCCATGTACTCCAACGGTGGCGTCAACGTCACTACAGTGGCGGATCCGCAAGCCCTCAAAGGCTATGCATTGCGGGCTGATAGTCGCGCCGTCGACTCTCACACCTTCGGTTTGAACATCGGTTTCAATGCGTCTGGTTGCAACATGGACTTCAAGCCAGGGAAATACCTGGTGTCCTTCTATGCCAGGACGGAGACGGCTGGCCATATGGTGGGGGCCTACGCCCGCGTGTTGCTCGCGGACGGGACATCTTTCAAGACGTCGAACGCGCCTACCTTCGCGTTGACGACCTCGTGGGCCAGGTACTCAGGGGTCATTGACCTCACAGACCCGGCCTACACCGGTACGCAGATGCAGTTGGCTATCCAGGGCAACCGCTCCGGGGTGGCCAACCGGGTCAGCTACTTCGACCGGTTCATGTTCGAAGCGGTGGTCAACGAGCAGAAGTCGCCGTCCACGTTCAGCATGGGCAACAGCTTCGACCAGGCCCAAGCGAACGCCCTGGCTAACACAGCCCTGACGGGTCGAGTGGAGCGGGCCGAAAGCGGGGTGACCAGTGTCTCCGGTCAGCTGACCGAGCTGAACAATAGCATCGGCGATGTGGGCGCGGAAAACCTGGTCTTCAACCCATCGTTCGAGCGGGTCGACCCGGGCACGCCAGGAATGGCAGACGGCTGGTGGTATGACGGCACCGGCAGTACGACTCGAGTCCCGAGTCTGGTGCCGTCCTCGCTGGCATCGGGCACGGCCCAGCGACTGGACGTGACCGGCCTGACGTCGACCACCTGGGCCCGGTTCTACGTAAAGTCGCAGTTCCGGTTTAAGCCAGTGCCGGGCAAGACCTACACGGCATCGGTCTATATGCGCGGCACGGCGGGGCTGCGCATCTTGCCGCAGGTCTATGGGACCAATGAGGCAGGTGCCGGTACCGAGAGCTGGGCAGCGGCTCGCACCGATGCAACAGACAGCTGGGTGCGGCTGACCGTTACCTTTACGCCCGGTACCGCTACGACCAAGATTTACGCAGCGGTCGTTGTGTACGGCGGTGGTTCGGCCAACAGCGGCTTCATTGAGGCCGACCGCTATCAGATCGAGGAGGGTGTTCGGGCAACGGGCTGGCGGGACAATGGCCAGGTCAACAGCTTTGAGAGCTCGGCTTTGTCGTCCGCCGTGACTGGACTGTCATCAACGGTCTCGCAACAGGGCTCGACCCTGTCGAGCGTCAGCAGCAAGACGACCAACCTGGAGAACGCTGTCAACAGCACCTCCAGCGGTTTGCCTTCCAAAGCCAGCACCAGCGCGCTCCAGTCCTTGACCGGTCGCGTGACAGCGGCGGAGGGCGGCTTGACCGCTGCCAATTCGAGCATTACGCGGATCGGCAGCCAGGTCGAGGCTATCGGCGGGTCAGGGTCAAACCTGATGCCAGCGGAGTACTCCACGTTCACTGACTCGCTACCGGTCTTCCGAAGCCAATCCGGCTTGGTGTTCAGTGCAGTGGCAGACGCTGCGGCGTACAGCGGCAGGCTGCTCAAGGTGGAGTCGAACACCGGGTCGGGTTGGACGTGGCTGGCAAATAGTCCCACTGACTATAACCTGCGCTTGGTAACCGGGCGACAGTACATCGTCTCGTTCTGGGCCAAAGGCAGCGCGGCCCATAACGTGGCGGTCCGTATGCGCTTCCAGAACACCGCGGGCGGCGAAAGCGAGGTGGTCTTCGCCAACGTGAACGTGGGCCTGGAGCTGGCGCGGTACAGCGGTGTGTTCACGGCTCCTGCCGCGCTGGCTGGGCCTGCCTGTGTGGTGCTGTTCACGCAGTCAGCAGGTAACTCCGGGTCTACGTGGTTCGACGGTTTCATGGTCGAGGAGAAGATCGGGGAATCGACGGCGCCCTCCGCCTTCACGCCTGGCACCTCAACGCGCCAGGCTGCTGGCCAAGCGCTTGCGGTATCGGCGCTGGATACCAAGGTCACTCAGCAGGGGGCCAAGATCGAGTCGGAGGCCAAACGCACGGACGGGCTGTACACGTCAGTGGGCAACGCCAATGCTGCGATTCAGGATGAAGCCACCACGCGCACGAATGCCGACTCGGCGCTGAGCACGCGCATCAACACCGCCCAGGCGAAAGCCAATGAAGCGGCGGCGGCTGTCCAGAGTGAGGTGCAAGCGCGGGCCGATGCCGATGGCGCTCTGTCTAAGCGCGTCGAAACAGCCCAGGCAACGGCGGGTAACGCCAATGCTGCTGTTCAGCAGGTTGCTACAGCGCAGTCCGACATGAAAGGGATGCTCAACGCGCAGTACACCATGCGTGTGCAGATCAACAACCAGATGGGCGTGCACCATTGGGGCGGGTTTGGCATCGGCATCAACGAGCAAAACGGGGTGGTGCAATCGGCCTTCGTGGTCTATTCGGACCAGTTCGTGCTGCTCAACGCCAACGGGGGAGGGCTTTCATCGCCATTCTCCGTGGTTGGCGGGCAGACGTTCATCTCCGACGCCTACATCCGGAACGCGAGTATTGGCACCGCCAAGATCGCCAACGGTGCGATCGCCAACGCTCAGATCCAAGACGCGGCCATCACCAACTCGAAGATCGGCAACCTACAGGTGGACACGCTCAAGATCGGTAACGAGGCCGTGACCATCCCCCGGTACGCTGGCTATGCCCCTCGCTTCAACTGCAACGGAAGTTGGCAAACGCCACTGACTATCACGTTCTACATGCCTCAGCCTGGCATGGTTTACATCAACTACTGTGCAACGTTCCTATCGAACGGCACTCAGTTCTACCAGTACCGCCTGGTCCTTGATGGAAACATGATCGCTGAATCTGTCGCGAACTGGTCGGACAGCTCCATCACCCTGGCCTCTGGTCAGTACGTGGGAGCAGGCCAGCACACGGTCGATTTCTCGATCCTGGGGGCGGTAGGCGTGGTGCTCTCTTATCAGAACCTTATGGTGCAAGGAATCATGAGATGACCCAGTCACCCCCTGCCGGGGAGGTAGTGCTCTTCAACGAGCGCGGAGAAATCCGTATGCGGGGCTACATGTCCCAGCTCGAGGCGGAGCTCAACGCGAAGCGAACAGGATTTTCCTATCTGTTCGCTCGCGCCAGCGAGCTCGAGCAGTTCGTCAGCGCGGGCAAGATCGTGCCTCGACCCAAGATGGCACTGCAGCTGGTTGGCATGACCCTTAAAGGCGTGCCCGCCAAAGCCGTGCTCAACATTGAGGGCGTGCAGTACAGCGCCGACGGCAGCGACATCGAGTTGGGCTTCAGCCTGCCCGGCGAGTATGAGGTCGTGATCGACCTGTGGCCTTACCAAAGCGAGGTATTGAGCGTTGAAAATCGAGCACAAAAGTGACCATGCCAAAGCCCGGGCCACGGATTACCCAGCCATTGAGGAGCAGCTGGACATGCTTTGGCACGCGATGGACCAAGGAACAATGCCCAAGGCCGAGCCGTTCTATTCCACGATCCAACGAGTAAAACAGCAGTACCCAAAAAACTGACGGTCAATTACCCCACAAGCCCGCCACGCGCGGGCATTTTTTTGCCTGGAGAAAACTATGCCCTACGTAGCCATCAACCTGACCAACGATTACGACCCTGACAACAAGACCCGCTTCACCACCCTGGAACAGGCCAAGGAGCGTATCCAAGTCGGCCTGCGCCAGTTCCCCAGCCACCGGTTTGTCACTGCTGAGCTCCTTGAGGAGTTCACCGCCGAGGTCGTGATCACTGGCAGCGAGCCAGCCAAGCCTGATCCGGTACCGGACGAAAGCGCCGAGGCCTGAGCCCCACGCTTCACCAATACAGCCCGCCCAGTGCGGGCTCTTTTTCGCCTGGAGAAAACCTATGACCACACCCCGCGGTGTCCGCAACAACAACCCAGGAAACATCGATTACAACCCGCGCAACGCCTGGCAGGGGCAGCTGGGCCTGGAGGTAGGTGTGGCCAAGCCGCGCTTCGCCCGCTTCGACCATCCAGAGAACGGCATCCGCGCCCTGGGCAAGCTGCTGCTCAACTATCGAGGCAAGGATGGGATGCCCGGCGTTGGCCGGCCTGGTATCGACACGCCGCTGGAGTTCATCAATCGTTGGGCGCCGGCGAGCGAGAACGACACCAATGCCTATGCCCAAGCCATCGCCAAGCGTCTGGGCGTCGGTGTGCGCGACTCGATCGACATCTCCAAGCCGCAGATCCTGCGCGAACTGGTGGTCGGCATCATCGTGCACGAGAACGGCACCAACCCGTATCCGTCGACGCTGATCGATGAGGGCATCAGGCGGGCCCTGACGTGAGCCCCTGGGTCGGTTTAGCAGCTGGGTTGGTGCTGGTGGCCAGCCACTGGGGCGCCTACGAACACGGCCGAAGCGTCGAGCAGGCGAAGGCCGACCAAGCCTCGGCCCAGCGCGATAGTGGCGACCGTCTTGCGGATGTGATCGGCGAGCGTGGCGCCCGTCAGCAGGAACATCAACGCGCCCAGGCGCAGGAGGAGGCGAGAGGCCATGGCCATGAGGAAAGATCGATTGCGAATGCTGGTGCTATTAATGCCGATGCTTCTGGTCAGCGGCTGCGCAACGAAAGCGCCAACTTCGCCGCCGCCGTCAGTTGCCCCGGCACGGATACCGCCGTTGTCGCCAGAGGCCAGGCAGCCACCCGCGCCGCCATGGTGCTCTCCGACCTGCTCGCACGGGCTGATGCTCGAGCGGGAGAACTGGCGAAGGCTTATGACCAAGCCCGAATAGCAGGGGAGCAGTGCCAACGAGAGTACGACGCCCTGTCAGCGACTGGAGAGCGATAGAACCCACCAAGAAATTCGACGGCTTCATGCAAAGAGAGCGGCCACCAGGGATGCGTCAACATCCCTGCTGACCGCCGGACCCGCAGACCATACCTGCAAGCCCAGCCAAGGCTCCCGCTCTGTGCACAAAGCACGGCGAGCCTAGCACCTGTTCATCCATACAGTAAAGGTTTGCAAATTGACCAACCCAATCATTCCCTGGATGGGCGGCAAGCGCCGCCTGGCCGATCGCCTTATCCCGCTGTTCCCTGCTCACGAATGCTACGTCGAAGTGTTCGCCGGCGGCGCCGCTCTCTACTTTATGCGGCCGCAGCCTGCGCCAGTCGAAGTGCTAAACGACCTCAACGGCGACCTGGTCAACCTCTATCGGGTGGTACAGAACCACCTGGAGGAGTTCGTGCGCCAGTTCAAGTGGGCGCTGTCCTCTCGCCAGATTTTCGAGTGGCAGAAGATGGCCAGGCCTGAAACCCTCACGGACATTCAGCGCGCCGCCCGATTCTTCTACCTGCAGCAACATGCCTTCGGAGGTAAGGTGAGCGGGCAGACCTTCGGAACGGCCACTACCGGGCCGGCCATCAATCTGCTGCGCATTGAGGAGAATCTGTCAGCAGCCTGGCAGCGATTATCGGGCACCTACGTGGAAAATCTCTCCTGGCTCGATTGCGCGCAACGGTACGACCGGGCGCATACGTTCTTCTACATGGATCCCCCGTACTGGCAGACCGCCGGCTATGGCCTGGCTTTTCCATTCGATCAATACGAGCGCATGGCTGAGTTCATGCGGAATTGCAAGGGCAAGGTGATGGTGAGCATCAATGACCATCCTGACATACGTGAGGCCTTCGCTGGGTTCCATATTGAAAGGACTGATATTCGCTACACCACAGCCAATCAGCGCCACGGCCAGGTGGAAGTGACGGGCGAGCTAATCATACTCAATTGGGAGCCCGCAGCTCTTGGTCAGCTTTTCTGA